ACTAACTCATACGCAATGTTTGTTGGTTCAGGTAACAGTTTCTTTGGTGGTACCATTACTAGTGCCAACTTGCGTGTATCTGGTCAAGGTGGTTTAGGTTATAGTGGTACAATTGGTTCTGCTACTCAATTAACTAGTCGTGATACAGCAGTTACTATAAGTAACGTCACTGGGGCTATTACATTATTCAGTACTACAACTACTGCTAATACATATAATTTATTTACAGTTACTAATACGACAGTAGCAGCAACTGATGTGATTATTTTGAATCAACGTAGTGGTAGTGCTAATAGTTATATATTAAGTGTAGCAAACGTGGCAGCAGGTTCATTTCAAGTTCAAGTTTATAATTACTTAACCGTTGCAGTTGCTGAAGCACCACTTATTAACTTTGCTGTAATTAAGACAGCATAATAGGATTATACGATGGCAAATATATACACATGGACAATTGAAAATATGGCTACTCAACTACAACTTGACAGCTACTCTGACGTAGTGATAGAAGTGGGCTGGAGCTGTACCGGAACTGACGATACTTATTATGCAATCGTTCAGGGATTGACCAGAGTTACATTTGCAGGTGGTTCAGATTTTACTCCTTATGCTGACTTAACTCAAGATCAAGTGTTGGGTTGGATATGGACAGCTGGAGTCGATAAAGTCAATGTTGAACTAGACTTAGCTTCACAAATAGAATTACAAGTCAACCCTCCCGTAGTAGTTTTACCATTACCCTGGGTCTAATTTTCTATCATTATCAATAAATGATAAGTAGAATGTGACTAATTCATTTCAATTAAACTACGAAGCAAGACTTAAGAATTGGCACGACTTAAGAAAATCCCTAGAAAACAGTGATGTTAAAGCCAGTTGTCTATTAATAGATGATTGGTGGCAAAAAGCACCACTGGTTAACCATTATCTCCACCCAAATGATTTACTCAACTGGCCCGGGCCATGGGAACTTTTGGTAGACAATAATTACTGTACTATTGCAAGAGGCTTGGGAATGTGTTATACTCTACTACTAATGAACATCACTAACGTAGAATTTGTATTAGCTAACAATGACATAGGCGAAGATTTGGCACTAGTCACAGTGGACCACGCAAAATACATACTTAATTACTACCCTAATACAGTGATAAGTAATAATCTACAAGATTTTAAAGTCACAAATAAGTTAGATATAGCAGAAATTATTAAAAAAATAAAATAGGTGAAATATGGGTATAAACGTTATTAAACGCAGTGGTAAAAAAGAGCCGATAATGCTTGAAAAATGGCAAGCACAAGTTGCAAAAGTATGTAATGGAATAGCAGATGTAAGCCCAAGTATGATTGAGATTAAATCTCAACTACATTTTTATGATGGTATTACCACAAGTCAAATAGATAACATAACACTTAGAGCAATAGTTGATTTGATTGACGTAGAATCAAATATAGATATTGGGCACACAAACTATCAATATGTAGCCGGTAAGCAACGTATGAGTATGCTCAGGAAAGACGTTTATGGTCAATATGAGGTTCCTCATCTCTACGATATTGTTAAAAGAAATGTAGCAACTGGATTATATACTAGTGAATTACTAGAATGGTATAGTGAAGAAGATTGGAATAAGATGGATGATTTGATAGATCATTCTAAGGATGAGACATATAGTTATGCCGCCATTGAACAATTGATTGAAAAGTATCTGGTAAAGAATCGTTCAACGAAGGAAATATATGAAACTCCGCAAGTTAGATATATGGTTGCGGCAGCAACAGTGTTCCACAGTGAAGAACCGAATAATGCTAGAATGCGTTATATAAAGGAATACTACAATGCAGCAAGTGATGGGCTATTTACCCTTGCTACTCCTGTCCTTGCTGGTCTCGGTACCCCTACTAAGCAATTCAGTTCGTGCGTACTTATTCGGAGTGATGATGACTTGGATAGTATTTTCGCTTCTGGTGAGATGATGGCCAAATATGCTAGTAAACGTGCTGGAATTGGACTAGAGATTGGTAGGCTACGACCACTTGGTTCACCCATTCGCGGGGGTGAGATTATGCATACAGGTATGATACCATTTTTAAAGAAGTGGTTTGGCGATCTGCGTTCATGTTCGCAGGGTGGGATCCGCAACGCCTCATGTACTGTGTATTTTCCAATCTGGCATTACCAGTTTGATGATCTTATTGTGTTGAAGAATAATCAAGGAACAGAAGAAAATCGTGTCAGACACCTAGACTATGCTGTAGTATTAAGTGCTTTCTTCTGGAGAAGATTTAAAAACAAAGAAAACATTACATTTTTTGATCCTAATGAAGTCCCTGACTTGTATGAAGCATTTTACAGTGATATTTCACTCTTTGAAGAACTCTATGTGAAATACGAAACCCGGAAAGACTTGCGTAAGAAAATAATTTCTGCCGAAGAAGTTTTTAAAGGCGGCATCTTAAAAGAACGTACTGACACCGGTCGCATCTATTTGATGTACACTGATAATGTACAAAATCAAGGTCCGTTTGATCCTAAAGTACACCCAATCTATCAGTCCAATCTTTGTCTGACAGGTGATACTAAAATTCAAATTAGAACAAACAAAATTGAACTAACACTAAAATTACAAGATTTTGTTGAACAGTATGAATTAGGTAGATTCAGTGATGCGTTGGTTAAAAGCTATGATATTAAAAAAGACCGAGTCACTTGGATGCCTGTTTCAGCAGCAGCACAGACTGCTACCGTCACTGAATTAATTGAAATTCAAGATGAAAATAACAATGTGATTGTATGCACACCTGCTCACCGTATTTTTACTAAAAATAGAGGCTATGTAAGGGCGGATGAATTGATAGAAACTGACGAGTTATGTGTTGAAATGTGATTACCAGGCATAAATACATATGAGGAAATCATATGTACAAAGAACTTTACAAAAAATTAATGGACAACGCAAGAAAAGAAAACAGAATGAAATATCAAGGAACCTATTACGAGCGTCACCACATTGTTCCTGATTTCTTATACAAGAACAGAAAGAGAACAGGCCCTGCGGGTCATCTAGACGGTAATCCCGATGGTGAAGAAAATCTAATTTTATTGACTTTCTCCGAACACTTAATGGCTCACTACTATTTGTATGAGATTTATAAAGGAACTCGTTATGAATACTCATCTGGTTCTGCACTGCAATTCTTTTTTGTAAAAGCAACAGGTAATCATAAACGACAGATTAATCTATCGGATGTTGATATAAAGTTTCTTAAAGAAATGGATCATCTGAGAATACTTGGCATCGAATGTATTAGTAAAGCAAGAACAGGAAAGATGCCCGCAGTTGACGCTATTACTAGAGAAAAGCTAGGGTCTGTTTCAGTTGATCATCCTAAGGTATTATCCGGAGAATGGATACATCATAGCAAAGGATTACCTTCTAATACTATGCCAGAAAAAAGAAAATCTCAAAAAGGCTCTGCTAATAATAACTATAAAGAATTAACGCAAGACCGAAGAGAGAGAATGTGGAAATGTGTTTCAGAATCATGCCAACAAGGATATCTTAAATTAAATTTATTAGGGGATAATATGAAAACAGAATTTACTGAATTTAAGAAAATTTCTTTAGTGTGGATTGGTAATAAATTTGGATCATTGGAAAACTTAATCATTGAGACAAATATAAATATGAATCTTGACATTAAATATTCTCCTTATCATAGAAGTGAAGAACAACGAAAGATTGCGTCGGCTCATTCAGCAAAACATCGTTGGTATAACAACGGAATAACTAATATCAGAGTAACAAATGAAAAAGAATTTTGTAAAGAGCATTCAGATTTTGTAAAAGGAAAGATTAAAGTATGATTAAAATTAAAAAAATAAAGGTAGATCCAACTGATGTGTATGATATAACAGTTCCCGGAACTGAATGCTTTTTCGCAAACGAGATTTTAGTGCATAACTGTGCTGAGGTGATTTTACCCAACAAGTCGTTTAAGAGATTAGATGACGACACCGGCAGGATAAGTTTATGCACACTTGGAAGTATTAATTGGGGATCGTTTAGACACCCAGAAGATATGCGCCGTGCTTGCCGCATTCTGCATCGTAGTCTCAATAATATACTTGATTATCAAGATTTTCTCTCAATTCAATCTAAACTAAGCAATGATGAGATTCGCCCATTGGGTATTGGTGTCACTAATCTAGCTTACTGGCATGCAAAGCGTAGTTTGAAGTATGGAGAGAAGGACGCGCTATCCGAAGTTAAAACTTGGATGGAACATCAAGCCTTTTACTTAACAGAAGCCTCAGTAGAGCTTGCCCGTGAACGAGGTCCGTGTACACACAGCGCACAAACACGATATGGTCAAGGTACCTTTCCCTGGGAACTACGTGCCAAAGGTGTTAATGAACTAGCAAACTTTGCTCCTGAATTAGATTGGGAAACACTACGCACAAACATGAAAGAACATGGCGTCCGTAATGCTACACAAATGGCCATTGCTCCTGTAGAATCAAGCAGTGTGGTTATCAATAGCACAAACGGCATTGAAATGCCAATGAGTTTGATATCAGTAAAAGAAAGCAAAGCGGGAAGTTTCACTCAAGTTGTTCCGGAATATCAAAAACTAAAGCACAAATATCAATTGATGTGGGAACAAAAAGATTGTGATGGTTATCTGAAAACAGCAGCGGTATTAGCAGCTTATGTTGATCAGGCTATTTCTGTAAATACCTTTTACAACCCAAAACATTTCACTGACAGAAAAGTACCAACTACATTGATCGCAAAGAACTTGATGCAAGGTCATTATTATGGTCTAAAGACCTTCTATTATTCACTTCTTAATAAAGCCGGTAGTAAAGCCGATGATGAGACAGCACCAACAATGTTAGAACCAATTGATTTTGATGAAGAAGAAAATTGCGAAAGCTGTACATTATGAGTAAACACCAATATGACTTATCAAAACAATCAGATTATCTAAATCGTAAGATGTTTCTGGACCCTGCAGGTCCTGTCACAATTCAACGCTTTGAGGAAGTAAAGTATCCAAAGATTGCTAAGTTTGAAGAAACAGCACGTGGGTTCTTTTGGCAACCTGAAGAAATCAGCTTAACTAAAGATGCCAATGACTTCAAAGATGCTAGTGATGCAGTGAAGCATATATTTACTAGCAACTTACTAAGACAAACAGCATTAGATAGTTTACAAGGACGAGCCCCAAGTCAAGTATTCATGCCAGTAGTCAGTTTGCCTGAACTAGAAGCTCTAATATACAACTGGACCTTCTTTGAAACTAATGTTCATAGTAAGAGTTACAGTCACATTATTCGTAACATTTATTCTGTGCCAAAAGATATATTTAATACTATACATGATACACAACAAATCATTGATATGGCCAGCAGTGTTGGAAAGTATTACGATGACCTACACAGAATTAACTGTGCTAAAGAGTTGGGTCAACCCGTAGAAGAATCTGAACATATAAGAGCAATTTGGATGGCTTTACATGCTTCATACGCTTTGGAAGCATTCCGATTTATGGTATCATTTGCTACAAGTTTAGCAATGGTTGAGAACAAAATCTTTATTGGTAATGGCAATATTATCAGTTTAATTCTCCAAGATGAACTTCTACATAAAGGCTGGACTGCCTACATTATTAATCAAGTAATCAAAGAAGATACCCGTTTTGCTAATATTAAGCAACAATGCGAAGGGGAAGTTCAGCAATTGTACATGGATGTAATCCGTGAAGAAAAAGCCTGGGCAGATTACTTGTTTAACAAAGGCCCGGTTATTGGGCTGAATGCTAATGTATTAAAAGACTTTGTTGATTACACCGCAGTAGGAGCGTTGAAAGAAATTGGTATTAAGTATCAAGGCAATGCTCCAAGAAGTACTCCTATTCCCTGGTTTACTAAACATGTGGATACTAGTAAGAAGCAATCTGCGCTTCAAGAAACCGAGAGTACAAACTATGTCCTTGGTGTTATGAGCGACCAGCTAGATTACGATCAACTACCAAATTTATAAAAGGAAATAGAATGAAAGCAGTTATTTGGTCCCGCTACCACTGTACTTATTGTGATCAAGCAATAGCCTTGCTAAAGAGCAAAGGGATACGGTTTGAAGAAAAGAAAATCGGCGACGGTTATACAAAAGAAGAATTACTAGAGGCAGTACCAAATGCCCGCACAGTTCCACAAATTTTCCTAGACGGAGAATTGGTGGGTGGGTTTACTGAACTCAGAAAAAAATTAACAGAAAGTATCTAATGGAAGCAGGTAAAATTTATACCATAAAAATGAATAGCGGAGAAGAAATAATCACTAAAGTTATTACGATAACTCGGGATAATATCATAGTAACAGATCCTGTATCAATCGCACCTAGTCAACAGGGAATGCAGATGATCCCCAGTATGTTTACCGCAGAATCACACGGAAATGTAACGCTAAATACTAGTGCGATTGCTTTTTATGCTAATACTGATGATAGCATCAAGGATAAATATATAGAAGCAACAACTGGGATTAAGTTACCAGATAAGAGAATTGTACTGGGGTAAAATGGCAGCATTGAGTAGAAAGGGTGACGCAAATCAAACAGGCGGAACAATTATTCGCGGTGCTGCCACGGTATTTGCTAATGGAATAGCCGTTGGATTGCATGTAAGCAGTATTACTCCGCATGCACCATGGCAGCGCCGCGCGCATCCACCTCATCAAGCACCTACTACAACTCAAGGAAGCCCTACTGTTTTTGCAGAAGGAGATCCTGTATTAAGAATAGGCTCAGGCAATACTTGCGGTCATAGTATCGTTCAAGGTAGTCCTGATATATTTGTACCATAACATGAGCAATACAGGAAAACAAAGCCCGTTAGGTGTTAATGTAATGAGTGGTTTACTCCAGGGCAAAGGCTTTTGGATTAATCAACCTACTGCTAATATAGTTGGTTCTAGTACTAGTGTCAGTAGTTACACTTACGGTACTATAATATCAACTACCATATTAAACAATGCAACAAACGCCATACGAGAAGGTTGGGTTAGATATAATGCAGGTGACTTAAGTTTAACAACTTATAATAATCTTAAAGCAATGGGCAGTTCAACTATTCCTGCATTAGGTAATAGCATTCCTCCTAACTATGTGCAAAGTCAAAGTTATAACATAGCTTATACTGGTGAAAATGCCAGTTATGGCTATATCAGAATATTTCCACTGCAAGCATATTCTGAATTTAATTATAACAACACCCTAGCACTTAGCGGAATGTATAACGACTTTGTAGGAACATTCATTAGTGCTGGATCATTTATTGAGTATTCCAATCAATCAATTACAGCAATGTATAATTCATTGACGTTCTTAGACGGTACATACAGTAACATGAATGATTTAATCACCGCTGATGTTACTGGTATAAGTTTATCTACTGGTGTATTTGGTACAGATTTAATCAATTTAGGCAAAGCATTAGATTTATCCACAATATGGACATTTGGCTATCCTTCTAATCTATTAGCAACTCTTAAAAAATACAATGCATTGACCCCATCATTAGCCGTGGCATTATTATCTACTGGGTTGACGAGTGATGAGATAAACCAAATAGCAAATAATACTAATGTATCCAAAGATCAACAACAAAAAGTTTATTCAGCCTTTTTAGTAATTGCGGGGGTAGACTTGGCCACGATATTAGTAGCATTAAATTGCAACACAGATGGATTAGTAACACTAGCTGACTTGTTGAATGTTAAAAAGATGTTTCCTAAAAGTTATCTATCGTTAACTGTACCTATCTATAATGCAGTACCGGGACCAACTAATAGTAAAACATATTATCCTATATATACTAGCACAACAGTGGCACCTGTAATATCAAGTGTTGTTGGAACAATAAATCCTGCATTGACTACCCCTGCAATAAAAGCAATAGTTGGTACAACTATTCCACCAGGGGAGCCTCCGAGTTTAGATAAAGACGGCGGCGGATGGACCGATCCCGGAGAATCCGGCGATTTTGGTATAGCAGGTGATACTAACAGTGGAGATAGTAGTGGAGAAGGAAGCGGTGATGCCGGTGGCGGCATTGGCAGTGGTAGTGGATATCAATAATAAATAAATGTAATGGCAACAGTAAATAATTTCTTATCATTGCTTGACGGGAACCCTAGCAGTAGCTATTCTTTTGGAAACACCGGGATGAATTCTACCGGTGATGCATTTAATGTTACTGCTAATTCCAATGGTATCACTGCTACGATTGTTAATAATTCTACTACTGCTAATACGTTTGTTTCAGTTAATGCACAGATATTACCCGAAGGATTTGGATCATATCTTGATGGTATATTACCTAGTGATATTGCTACTTCAGCGGGCGCATTTAGTGCAACGATGCAGCAAGTAAAGAATATAAGAAAAATTGAGATAGAAAAACTTGCACAAGTAGTTGCTAACTTAGAAACTATTGAAGGGTTACCGCTGGTGAACGGTACTAACATACCCGCTGCTGCCGTAGAAGCACAGGCTGCATTATCTTTAGTAGCATTAGGCACTGGACCTAAAGGGACATACACCTTCTCAGACTTCTTTGGTTGTATGTCAGGATTATCATACGGTTGGGTTAATTTGCAGTCAGCAATAACTAGCATGCCTACTGGAAATTTATCAACGATTTATAGTAATCTTTATGCAGCAACACAGGGCCCTACATTGGGACTAGATGCTGCTGTGCAAGCCCAAATAGATTTAGCTAATGCTGAAATAGCAGTGATGCGTACCACGCATCCGGGACAATCAACTGAACTAAATGATTTATACAATGCCACTGCTACGCAATTAGCAATTGAACAACTAGCAAGAGATACTGGATTAGCAGCGATACCCTCACCGAGAATTTCCGGTAGACCCGGTGATTTGTTCCCTTACCCATTGATGATTTATAGTTTTACAGATTTGCTACCTAACTATGCTATACTAACAGCCCCTAATTTATCTGCACAAAACTTAGAAGCTATCTCTGATTTAAATTTAATTGCTGGACAAAGTATTGTTGCTTTAATGAGAGAAGTAAGAAATAAATTGAGATTAGCAGAAGTTGGAATTGATCTGGACAATAATATTCTGGATGTTACCCCGATTGTTAGTACTATCGTTTCTCCCCCAAATTCTAGTGTTGCAGCAGTATTAGGAATAGGAACACCTGATGGGTTGCCTGTGCCAAGCCCTGATATAGGTATAGGCACACAGGGTATAAGTCAGGTATCTATCACCGGGCCGTTCTTTGATGTTGGGGTACCCGGTGGGCCTATCGTTCCAGGAAGTTTAGCAGGATCGTCTTATACTAATATAATTCCACCAGAACTAAATACGACTAATTCATCTAATTCATCATTATTACCATCATCAATTTCAGTTGCACAAGCAATTGAACAGGTAATCACCTGCAATTGCGATTGTTGGGTACAATAACCAAACAGTTTGGTTATTTATTAAAACTGTAGTATACTACAGCGAAGGGAAATTATGCTATTAACAATCAAAAATAAATTAACAATAACAGTCATGTTGTTTCTAACAATTGTGGTTATACCTTTACCTACGCAAGTTATAGCTGAAATGCCTATAATTACTGCTAATCTAAAGAAAATTGATAAGCAGCAGGTTGCGTGTATGGCAAAGAATATTTTTTACGAAGCAGGATCAGAGTCTAAGCCTGGACAAGCTGCGGTTGCAAGAGTGGTGTTGAATCGGGTTAATCATGGGTTTGCTGAAACCCCATGTAAAGTAATCTATCAAAAAACAGTAGTCAATGAGAATGTTATATGCCAATTTAGTTGGGTATGCGAAGAAAAAGATGTGCTAAATAAAGCTAGTGCAAGATATAAACAAGCAGAAATGATTGCATATCAAACCATGATGGGTATGTACAAAGATGTTGTTCCAAAAACAACGGTGTTCTTTCACTCAATTAATGTTGATCCAGCTTGGCCATATAAACAAGTGGCAAGAATCGGAAATCACATTTTCTATAGTAAGCAAAAGGTAAAAAATGAACAGAAGCCCGACAAGAAATGAATTTAGAATCAAAAGATATAGAACAGATTTGGCAGAAAATCCATTAAACAAAACTGCTAAGGATATGATAGAACTTTATGAAGATAATGACAGTGCGGATAAGTTATTAGATCAAGACTCTGATTGGAAGAAAGATAACTTAGAATATGATTTGCGAACCACTGAGTGGATCATAGAAAAAGCTAAAAGCGATAAAGCATATGCTCAACATATATACGCCGCTTTATGTAATAATGATTTTATGAGAAATGAAGTATGGCCTATACTAACCGAGAAAAAATGGAGTTGTAGTTGGAGACATGCAGGATCAATTATCGCCGATATGCGTGAAGAAGGTGACTACATAGATTGGTATTGTAGTGGTATACGGAATGATGACCCAATTGATGAAGAACTATTTCAGAATATGGATGACCATCAAAAACAAGATTTTTTTGAAATCAAATCTTATGTTTCTGAAAGCATAGTGACAGAAGAAATCCGTGAAGATTTATTCAAATTAGGTTGGGTTGTTGTAGCAGATAATTCCCAAGACTAAATAGAGTACAGGAGACGATTATGTCCTACAGTGAAAAAGTTTTAGATCATTATGAAAATCCTAGAAATGCAGGAAGTTTTTCCAAATCTGAAGAAAATGTAGGTACAGGATTAGTAGGGGCCCCGGCGTGCGGAGACCTGCTGAAACTACAAATCAAAGTTGAT